TCACCGCGATATGCTTTACCGCTGAAGCTTTGCTTAGGCTTATGCATATCATTGCCGTCTGGTATAGCAGCATCTATGCCTCCATATTCTGGTTCTGATCCGTTCAGTGAATTACCAAATGCTTCATCTTTTTCTTTCTTTTCAGCATCGTGATCATCCATGTCATGATCGCCGTCGTCATCGCGGTCTAGAGTTTTGATTAAGGGTTTTTCGTCTGCGTGATCTTTTTCATGTGCATCTAGATCTCCGCTGTCATTATAGTCGCTGTCCATTTCTCCGCCTGGCATATCGTCGTTGTCTGCGTCTAGATCTGGCAACATCTTCAAAGGTCCAGAATCCAGATTCCCTAACGGCCCCATACTCATGGACGATGGTTTAGAAATGCTAATAGGCAAGCTCATAGGCATGCTCGGTGGTTGATTAATCATGTCTGGATTGACTTTGGTCATTAGCTTCATGATACTTTCGATGTTGTCCATACCTTGAGCATTCAGATTGATGCTGAGACTAGGCGGGGGAGTATCTGGCTTTGAACTCATAGGGCTAGACATTGGTGACATAGGAGGCATTGAGTCCCCACACGTCTCGGCCTGTATAACTGGCTGATCCAGCTCTCTCATTTTCTGCATTAATTCATTGAAATTCATTTATTAACTCCCTAAGGCGCTTTTAGCACCAACTTTGTCTGTTTTTTGCTTGGGCATTTTATATTCAGCAGCAAACCCATCTTTGGTTCTCTGTTTGGCTGTCTTGCTTAAATCTTTTAGAAACCCCTTGTTGAAATCATCACCGAAGTAGTCTTTGTGTTTGATTTTTCCTGTGCCTTTTTCCATGTCCTGTTCGTCCAACATGGCTTCACCTGAGGGTTCATTGTCCAACAACACTTGATCTGCTTCTGTAGGTTCACCGCTGTTCCGCACACGGAAACAGTCTTCGTCTATGCCCATGGCTTTAACATGTGTGGCAATTTCAGGAGGTGTTGTAGGATATTCGCAAACTACCTCAAACACAGTAACCTGCATATTCTCTTTGCCTGGAAAATCCAGTGGCAGTTTCTGTATAGGAGTGGTCATGATCTTTTCAAAGGTCATCACCTTGCAGCTATCCAAGCGCGATTTTAATGCTTCTTGGAATTTTTCAGGAACATCGCCCGCAACTTTGATCTTGAAGCTGTAGATTTTTTTGTTTTCGACGAGATATTCTTTAAAAGTTTTCATATGAGTATTTATGCTTTTCCGCTTAATTTTTTCAGCAGCTCATTGCGATCTGTAATCACATAGCCCTGCCCGTTTATGACATTGTTAGAATCAACACCTGCATCGTTGTCTATTTTCAGTTTTTTCAACTGTAAATCCACTGCCTTGAGTTTCTTTTCTATCTTATTACTTTTAGCAGTGATAGCGTTGCCCATCATTGAACTAGCTACTTCAAATATCCTACCTGAATATCTCACTTCTACATTCATTCCTAAATCCATAAGTTCGTCGTAGGCTTTCTCTGATTTTTTAGCAAGATTATCTAATTCTTGTTCGTCGAGATTATCCAGTTCTTGTATCTGTGGCAGTGTCTGTACTATCTTTTGCACTGCTTGATATTGATCGTCAAGACTGGTGATTTCTTCGTGAACAGGAATTGGCTGTGGGGCTGGCTCGGGTTGAGATTCTAGATCAAACAGGTCTTCTAATTTTTTGGTCATACATTACTTATTTCCGTTTAGCACCTTGGTGGAAAATATCGCCTTCATTTACCACACGAAATCTAATACCCTGCTGCTTGCACCAAGCAGTGGCAGCTTCCCATTTGGCCATATTTTTAATATACTGTTCTTGATTGTATCTGCTTTTGCCCACTGATTCTCGTAGAGTTTGACTCTGTGGTTTGACTTCTACTACTTCTGCATGTTTTTTGCCAATTTTGTCTTTGTATACGATAAAAAAATCCGGTACGTATATAGTGTACTTGCCAGTAAGCGGATCACGATAAGGTATTTGTATGCTTTCGCTGGCCCAATTTTCTACTCCTGGATGTTCGTCTAGCATACGCATGAACACAAATTCCCATGAGCTGCGAGACAACGGAGTTTTTTTACCCACATACTTGCTGGGGTTTTTCATTTTAAATCGACCCTGTGCGAATTTAGGCATTATGCAGCTATGTTTCTAAGTTGATTCGGTTTGACATCTTGTGTTCTAAATCCCAACAGCGAAGTTGGCACACGATTATTATTAAGTATTTCTGCCACTATTTGATTAAGTTGTATTGACGAATAATCTTTAAAAACGCCTAATATTTGACCAATTGGTGTGCCGTCAATCTTGGCCTGTCTCAATAGTATCATCGCAGAAGTATTAGCAGCATCGATATCAAAGCCTGCTTTACGGAAAAAACCCACTGCGGCGGTGACATCGTTGGCACCAAATTCCAAGGCTGTTTCGCCGTATCGTTCAAAATACAATTTAGTGCCTGCGGCGCTGTCTTCTATAATACTACTTGGTAAATTACTGGCCATGTTATACGCCTCTCAACGGTGAAGTTAATCTTTTCTCAGTGGCTGTGGTTGTAGTTTCAGTGCCGGCATTTTTTGGAAACCTTGCCCCTACTAATCCCGATACTGAACTGGCTGCTGCTGTGATGTTTGCGGGATTACTGAGAATGTTAATAGCCTCACTGGCTAATTGATCTGCTGACAGCCCTTGAAAGTTTTTATAGGTGTTAATGGTCTTGGCCACGGTGCCTAGAAATCCGCCTGGTGTATTGAAGGCGGCTCCTGAGCCCACTTCACCGAATATCTGTTGTAGACCATCTAATACACCACCTTCTCCTGTGAGTGTTGCAACGCCACCTCCTGCCACACTCAGTGGACTTGGCACAGTATCGTAGTGCAGAGTTGCGAACCCTTTAGGAGTTCCTACTGATACATTACCTGTGGTGTATTTTACCGCTTCGTATTCTAACGTCATAGAACTTTCATTAAATTCAGATGCAGAATAATTCATATCACCGTGATTCCATGATTTGATCCTGGGATTGACTAGGGTGTATCCTACAAATCTTCGTCGGCTCATGGTATAGATAGTCACTGACTTGAAAAAAGGAGGAGATATCTTGTTGTCCATGCCGTAGTTAAAATTATCCTGAGGAGTGCTGGTTGCTCTTAGATGTGTGGCACCATATGCAGCATCGGGTAAATGTCTGTCTGCTATGTAATATCCATAATACAGAGCCCACATGGCATTGATCACTGCATTGCTGTCGTCATGCATAGTGATGTTTACAGGATCATAATTGATCTGCTTGTATAGGATTTTTTTCCGATTGTATTGATTCTTTATCACAGAATCAAAATTAAATTTTGGTAGGTCCACAGATTTTACCAATAGACCTGCTTCGTTTTGATGTTTGGCAGTGAACTGACTCATGCCTCTAACAGTGTTGTCGAACTCAAATCTCACATAAAACAAAAATTTAGTCTTAGGAGATAGTCGCAGGCCATTGTCTACAAATAATCTAGTAGCGTGACGATAGTCCGCCATTTGACCTTTGGGTTTAGTTAACCCTTCGATCAATCCGGAACCAAAATCTGATAGATATCTTGTGAATTTATTTGCCATACAAATATTTATGCCACAAAAAAAGCCCGATTATTAGTCGGGCTTTGGATGAGGATATTATTAACCCTGTGCTGTAGAAGCACCTGTAGTAGCTGCACCAATAGTTCTGCCTACTGCTGCGCCAATTCCACCAATTGGGCTTACGGATGCTGCACCAGCTGCAAACTGTGCCAAGTTATCATAGACAATAGATAGGGCCACAGTCATATGCTCATTGGTTGAGTAGTTGGCATCACCGTAATCTGCGTTTTGAACAAAGCAACCGTAGAGTTCAAATGTCTCTAGTGTGTTTGGTACCAACGCACCATTACCACCATCGAGCACTTCAATACGCATGGTAAATTTGTAGTCAATACCTGAACGTGCAGACGCCTGTTCCATGAAGTCATACTGTTTCTGGATCTGTTGTCCGACTAATTTCTGTACTTGACCACTGGCATCATCACGCAGTGTTAGGGTCACTGGTTCTAACGAATGTTTGCCTGCCAATTTTACCTTGGAGTTATAAACATCCAGTGTCATTTCTTCGAATGACACCTTAGGTCTAGTAACATCCTGTACCTGCTTGGTAAGTTCAGTGGCTGCGGCAACTCCAAATCCCAACAGTGTAACTCTAAAACGATATTTTAGTTTTGGCATTAACAGCACCTGAGTGCTGCCTGCTGCGTTGGTAGTTGGAATACCAATATTGTTAAGCGATGTAATTGCCATTTTTAAATTTCTCCTGTGTTCTTGATACGCAATGGAATATAGATGAACTCAATGGCTTTCACTGGCTCAATGGCAATGTCAACATACAATTCATTGCGATCGATACGAGCTGGAGTATTATTGCTTTCATCACACACAACTGCGAAGTCGTAGAGTGCTCTCAATCCTACCAATTCTAGTAATAAACTTTCTACGGCCTGTTTGATTTCGTCTCTGGTAATCTTATCGTTGGGTTCAAACAAATATGGACGAGCCAACTTGTTCAACTGGCTGCGTAGATATACCACCAAACGTGCTACGTTGATACGATCTAATGCTGATGCATTTCTTGCACGAGTCTTTTGGCCGTATGCTACTAGTCCCACGCCATTGAAGAATGGAATCGGGTTAACTTTGAGATCATACAGTGTATCACGCTGTCCTTCGTTCAGTGCCACTGTTTGGAATTCACCTGTAGCTGCATCAATGTAACCCACTGCTGTGGCATTAGTAATACCGCCGCGTCGTGTACCTGCTGGTGCAAACCATGGGAAGCTGACATTGTCGCTGAGTGCAATAGTCTTCAGCATCATATGACTTGCTGGAACCACTGCGTTAGCTCCACTTAGATCCGTGGTAAATCCATTTGGATAGTATGTGGCCAAATATTCATCATAGGTCACAATACCGTCATCGCCGTTGTCTGTGACTAATTCTGCATTAGTTCCCCAGTTGGTCAGTGAAGTAGCATCTGCAGGCAGTCTCAATGGTGTGTCACCTACGACAAATGCAGTAATGCCTCGGTCAATGTTAAGATTAACCAAATTGCTCATTGCTTCTGGATATCCAGGGCAGGCTATGATGTTGAAGTTTCTACGTTCTTCATCGCGGATCTCTTGGCTGGTGTCAATCACTGACTTCAGAGCCTGTGTGACCACTTTGCGTTGTGCCTTGCGACCAAAACTGCCTGAACCGTCTTCATTGTTGCCGGAAGCTGTGACCCAACGATCTGGATAGTAGCCGGACATACTCACTCCAGACCCACTAACGAAGGCTGAACCTGCTAGTGTACCTGCACTGGTTCTTGGGTTGTTGCTGGCAGTGTCTATGTAATTATTTTGATACTGTTTGACATTTCCACCACTGCGTCTTAGATTCCACAGCAACATACCTTTAGGATACAATGCTGGATCGGGTGCATCTGGATCTAAGAAGTTGTTGGTAATGAGATCCTCAAGAGTAGATTGTGCTGTACCTGTGCCTGTGGTATTCCAACGAGCATCTGCAAACAACACACCTTCTTCTGTGGTTTGATCGGTCTTGTCCACTAATTCCCAACGCAGTGTAGCATCACCTATGTCTGTGAGGTTGCTGTTGTATCTGTAAATTGTTGGATAGTTGTCTAGGTCAGCTGTGCTGATCCATAGATCGCCAGTCACTGTAATGTTGGCAATATACGGATTGCTGGCAGCTACAATTGGTAGATATCCTGTTCTCAGTGTAGCCGTTGCAACTTCATAAAACGGTGCTGAAGAATGCCTGTAACCTACAAAGGTGTTACCGTTGTGAACCATGATATCCACATCAGCAAAGTTGGGATTATACCACAACTGTTGATCTGCTGGTTCATTAAGCGGTGCATCTGGTCCGGCTGCAAATCTTGGATCTTGAGCAGCTAGAGGTTTCCAACCCGATACCAAATAATCCTGTGCAGCGCCTGTGGCAAGGTCTGCTGCCCCTGTTGCGCCGCTGCCTAATGAAAGATTATATAAATTTTCTGTGCCTTGTCTTGTGCTGAGATTATAGACTGTGAACAGAGTGTTCAATGGAGTACCGGTACCGTCTGTTAGTCTAAAATCACCGCCTTTGGTGTGTGTGATCACTAGTCTAGCAGAAGTAGGAGCTGTACTGCTTATTGTTATTACTGAAGCCGCAATATTTGTAAATCCAGCTGCGTTAATAGCAGCAGCGATTGTGTCGGCATCAGCTGCGGTACCAACTGCGGTAAATGACAACGGTTTAGCAGTGTCTAGTGCCAGTGTACCAACCAGCGATTCTGACAGTGTAAATGTTTTTGCTCCGGTAAGTGTACCACTCTTAATTATATTAGATGTGATACTGGTGCTTTGACCGGCTGCAAGATGTCTGTACCACATACGAAACTCTACAGTTTCAGGGTCGGAATCGAATCCGCTGTTTTCTTGTGCATTACTTTGTACAAATAATGCATCTGTTGAAATACCTGCGCCGCCACCGCTGCGATCCAAGTTAAACAGTGCTGCATTGGTAGATGCATATATAGGAGCTTCTGCGGCTACCCAGGATTCAGTAGCTGAACTCCAACGCTTGGTTCTCCAACGAGCTCCTGCATTGGGTTCAGTGGTCTTAATCCACACACTGCCAGTTGCTACTCCATTTACAGTGCCTGCATTTTCTGAACTCTTGTATGCGGGTACTGAAGTATGCTGAGACTGTTGTAGTTTAGGTGCAAGATATGTGCCTACAATCGATGCAGTACTGGTAGCCCATGCTCCGGTACCATCGGTTAGGGTTATGTTACCTTGACCCAGTGTACTGTCTTGGGTATCAGATGTATATCCGTTTGAATAAATGTATAGTCTACCATCTATTGCCTGTGCTGTGATTCCCTCAATTGCGGTTTGTTGAATACGTGTAGCGATTGCACTGGCTGAAGCGGCAACAAATGCTGCACCTAGTTGAACATTGTTAATGAACAGTGTTCCGGTTACAGCTGATACTATTTCAGAAACCACAGGCCAACTGGCTTTCCATGCTGGTGATCCAACCAGCACCCACGCTCCTGCAGCAACAGCAGTTGCGCCGCCTGCAATGCCGCCATTGCCTGGTGACTTGTAGTAGATTCTTGCTATATCGTTGGCGTGTGTGTATGTAGAGGCGCCTACGGTTTCAAACACTACTGCATAATCACCAATTTGTCCTACTGATGTTTTAGGAGCATTATTTGTAACTTTAGCCGGACTGTCTGCATCTGTTAATATAATAGGTAGTTTGTTAGTGAATTTTTGTCCACCTGCCACTGAAGCTGCTTGACCGTTCCATTCTTGGATACCCCAGGTTGTAGCCTGTGTATCCATCCACCATTTGCCGTTTAAAGGATTCGCTCCCGGGGCATCAACTTCTGCTGCAAGTTCGTCTAGATTCACATCAGCACGAACAATAAATGCAGCATTACTAACTCCTAGCAGACTGTATGCTGCTAGAAGTCCATATTCGTTGCGTTCCGAGCCATGGATAGGAGTTGAACTCGCTGTCTGCTCAAAGAACGGTATACCAAATAGATCTACAAGATCTCGTTGACTGGTAATTTTAAATGCTTTGCCAGCATTAGCTTTGGTTGTTGCCGAAGCTGTGCTTGTACCAGCTCCATTGGTTTTGTCTTGGCCGGAAGCTACAACGATAAGAGGAACGGTACCAGGTTCTGCTGGTGTATAAAAACTCTCGTCGATTACCGTAACTTGTACGCCTGGTGATGTTAGTGCCATATCGCCTATTCTCCTGGTAATAGTTGCTCATAATATTTAGCATACTGTTCCAAAAACAGCGAGTTAGGCACATAACAAAAGGGGTATAAAAGGTAAATATCAAATGCGACCACTCTGTAAGGCCTGCGCACAGCGGCCCCGAGCCATTAATTACCATAAAGACACTCGTGTCTACTATAGAACACTGTGTGAAATCTGTTTAGCACACGGTGCAGGAGCTCACGTACCTCGTTGGCAACGAGCAGGATATAAGCCTAAACCCGTGTGTGAAAAATGCGGGTATCGATCTCAACACGCTGAGGTATTTCG